CTGGAGATGCATTAGGTAAAGCTCCAGCAACTTGATTGTACTCAGCTTCTACCATACTCATTTCTAGGTAATCTTCAAAACGTAATCTTGTTTCAGACTCAGCTTTTAAATACCATAAATATCCAGATGTTCCGTCTTCAGTTGCAACTTCAACCCATCCAATTTGTGCCATATCAGATCCAGAAATAGTATACTGGCTTCTAATGATGATTGGTGAATTAGAAAATTGAGTTAACTGAGGAGTTACACTAATTCTAGCTTGATTTGCACCGCCTACAGCAAAAGCACCATCAGTGCTTTGTCCTTTTTGGTAATCAGAACCATATACAAAGATCTTTACTCCAACTCCAGCTAAAGCAGCTGCAAATTGAATTCCATCATAAGGTTGGAATATAACTGCACCAGCAGCAAGACCAGATCCAGCGTAAGCGCCAGAATCTACGATGAAACCTTTTGATTCTTGACCAGTTACAGGGTTTAATACTACTATAGTGTCATTAATTGAAATAACATTAGTAACATTAGCCGCTACTGTAATCAAACTACGGTTTGTTCCACCAGCTTGATTAGCTACAACAACTCCTTGGTAAGAGATGTGTAATCTGTTTTGTTCAGACCAAATTACTTGATCAGATGTCATTGGCATTTCAGCGCCAACCATTCTTAAGAAACCAGATAACGTACGGTTTCCGTAACGCTCTACTTCTTGTTCATAAATCTCAGGCAAATATTGCTGAGCAAAAGTACCACCAGCTCCGGCAGTGTTAAATTGTAGGTAGTTAGAAGCAAGTAATTGCTGAGCCTGTGAAGGCACTAAACTACCAAATTGAGGAGTTAAACTCATAGTTGTTTGTTTTTTTAGTTAAACTTTTTTGTTTTAATCTTTAGTTTTGAAGAATCAGCACCAGAAATAGCTTTAACTTTAAATCCATTAATAAACACATCACCTTGTGAAGACCTAGCTTTGGTATCACTTAAGTTTTTTGATTTGTTCATAACATCTTTAACAGCATCCGCTTTTCCTTGCTCATAAAAATGAGAAGCGATTCTATCTACATTGTCAGCTGCATACATAGCTTTGTGATAACCTTTCGTGTCATTAACATTACCATCTGAGTCTAGGAACTTCCCGACAAGGTTGTTAATATTTGATTGGTTTTCTGCAACTTTATCACGGTTTTGAATGTTGTACTTATAGTTCTTATCACCGACTTTAATATCGAAACCTTCGAAATCATCGCTAAAAAGTTGTTTAGTACTTTCTTGAAACTGCTCATGTTGTTGCTTAGCTATTTCCTGCTGCTTGTTGTATCGGTTGAAAAAGTCTGTAGCTTTTTGAGTATCAGGATTTACGTTTGATCTCAACTTGATTTCATCGTAATACTTAACCTTAGTTTCCTCTAAAAAGCCCTTAGCTTTTGCAACTTCTTCTTTAAACGCAAGTTTCTTTTTGCGTATATCTTTTTCCTCTTCTAAATCTTCATCGTAATCAAAGTCTTCTAAAAGAAGATCAACGTCTGAATTGTCTAAATAAGGTTTATTTTTTTTGTAATACTCTTTTAATAAAGTTTTTTCATCTACATTAGAGTAGTCGGCATTAAGCCTTGTATAATCTTCAATTGTTCCACCAGTTTCTTCCATAAAGCTAACTAGTTTTTCAATGTTTTCAGGTAATTGTTTACCTAAAACTTTTTCATCTCTAATAGCTTCTTTAACCTCAGCTTCTACTTTAGCTACTTCAACTTCTTTGATTGGTGTAAACTCTTTAGCATCTTCGACGGGCTCTTGTACTTGTTCTCCCACCTTAGTGCTATCTCTGGATGTTTCTTCCACAGGAACTTCCTTTGTTTCTCCGATTTGAATGGCATCTTCTTGTTCTTGTTTAGGTATCACTACTTTTGTAACATCTGGCGGTAATTCAACCAAAGGTTCTTTAATATTAACTTTAACAGGCTGATCACTTGTTGGCGTTAATTTTTTTGGAGTTTTCTTTTTAATTTTAAACTCACCTTCCTGCTTAACAGGTTCATTTGTTTTTACTTCTGACATAATATAATATAATTAAATAGTTGTTACTTTCTACATGAAAGCTTGCATACCCATGTCGGGTTGGTTTTCAAAGTCTTTAGGTAAGCTATCATTTTGTCTTTGGCTTATCATTTCACTTTGTTGTGTAGCTTCCATTTTGCTACGTTTATCTTTTCTATCTTCTATAGCTGCTTCTTTTTGCTGCATTGCTTGAACTTCAATTTGCTTTAACTTCATATCATATTCAAACTTTTGTTGCATTTTAATCTTCTCTAAATCAGCTGCTATTTGCATTTTATTTATTTCCATTTGAGATCTAGCCTGTTCGTATTGAACTTTAGAGCCCGATATAGCTTCTTGCTTTTGAACTTCAGCCAAAGCTGTTTTTTCAGCTGTACTTGCTTGAGCGTCGGCTTGTGCTTGTATATTAGCTTGTTGATTAGCTTGATCTTGAATAGCTTTTTGCTTACGCTTAACTTTAAGCATTTGATTAGCTAATTTAAGATTTTTAATTTGTCTTAAATCTATAGCGTCTTCTAAGTCGATACCACCTTGACCTAATGCAACCTGTATGTTTTGCTCTAGTTTAGCTTGCTCTTCATCGTCTGGTTCTAACTCTAAGAATATACCAAAGTCATATAAGTTTAAATCAACAACTTGTTGTAGAGTTCTAACGTTAAATGTGGATATAGAGTTTTTAAGAGATTCAGCTGTTAATGGGAAATATAAAGCGTCTGCTATTTTAAGAGATACATTTTCTGCTAGCTTTAATGTAAGATATAAACTAGCTTGCTTAATATGTCTAGTTGCTACATTGGATGCATTAGCTGCCATTTTTTGAAGACCTACTAATGAATTTTTATCTTGTGAGCTTCCGTCTCTAGCTTCATTTAATCCCGTCACATCACGTATCATTTGTAAGTAATATTGATACGTTTGTATAAGAGCCTGTATTTTACCAAGACCACTAGAACTGTTGAGTTCTTGAATAGGTACTTTACCTGCGTTCATATCACCGTCTTGAGTTAGTGATCGACCAACAATAGAACCTGTTTGAAAATACATATTTAAAGCCTCTGCAGGATTATAATTAGTTCCATTACCAAGATCTACTTCAGCTAAACCGTCCATATCTAAGTAGACACCGTCTGGTACCATTCTAGACATTACCTGTTGCAATTTAAGATGCGTTAGCTGAATCATATCTGCAAATCCAATACATTTACTTACAACAGACTCTATGCGTCCCTTATACATTCTAGGAGCACATATCGTGTAATTCATTTCAACCTTAGTTGTGTCTGCCATTGGTCTAGACATGTTCTCTGCTAAGCTCCAGTCTAATATAGTGTTAGTACCTAAAACTTTAGCACCAGTGTATAAAACCTCTATTGATCTAGATACTCTTTCAAAGTTGTCATTTTCAGGCGGATCAAATGTATCTGGCTTTTCTAAGGCTTTTAATAAACCTGAATCTGTTTGTTTTATTTTAAACACTTGATTGTGGTAAGTTTTGTATTCAAAGTACATAACCTGCACAGTGTTTTCATCGTAATTACCCCAACCAGTTATATATTGTCTATTACCGGGTGTTTCTTGTATTCTTTTTAACTCCTCTTCTGATATACCAGGAAACTCTTTTTTAAGTTCTGGTATTGTTATAGACTTCACTTCGCCTACATAATATATATCTTCAAAGTTTGGATCTTCTGTATATGAGTAAACCATATAAGCAGGATCTACATAATCAACAGTAATTCCTTCAGCTGTATTAAAATTAGTTTTACCTGCAGCAATACCTATAGTTGTAAGATCCATGTTTAATCTACGTCTTACAAGATCGTATTTGTTTTGAGCAAATACAGTTGATATAGCTTCTTCTTCTGCTATTTCAATTGATTGCTTATAGCTTAATTGCATATGTAATTCTAACTCTTCTTTAGATCCTGGAATTACAACACCACTTGGCGACTGATGTAAATCAATACCTAGCGTTTGTTTTAAATTATCTAAATATTCTTTAGCAACCATATCTTCTTGAAGCTTGCTAGCGTATTCGGTTCTTCTTTTAACTGAGCTAGGATCTTGAGAATAAGCTTTTATATCGTAAGATTTCTGTGATATACCATTTACTACGATGTCTACAAACTTAGACAAAATTGGTACTGGCTTCCAGTCTAAATTTAAATAAGACAAATCACCATTTATAGATAATTCATCTTTATATTTTTGCACAGGCTGCTCACCTCTAGCATATAGTCTTAACGAATGAAAGTTGTTCCAATTAGTTAGATATCTGTTACCTCCAGTTCGCCCTTGATCAAACCACTCATACTCTATTGCTTGAGCAACTTGAGTTCCGTATTCCCAGCTAGCTTTTTCAGCATCGCTTACTACTTGGCTTGGAAAAGCGCTATTGGTGTTAGTGTATATACCCATTTAACTTATTATTTTTGATGTGACACCTTTGTTGTCATATTTTTTAATTCCTAAATCTACAGCTTCTCTCCTAATTGGAGCCGATGGAGCGTATCTATGTTTATTGCAAGCCATTAAAGCAAGTCCAGAGCTAATAGAAGCATCGTGCTTTGTTCTATTATTTATATTAAACTTTGCCCAGTCTTCCAATGTTCTTTGAAAATACATATCACCGTAACCTGTTGTTTTTAAACCTACAAAATCTTCTATATAAGATTCAATTGCAGCAGCGTGAGCTTGCTTTATATCTTCACTTGAATTTGGTATTCCACCTAATTCTTTTTCTGTTACCGATAGTTTGTTGTGTTTTCTGTCTGGTCTATTTATAGAGAACTTTCTATAACCTCTTCTTTTTAAATGATACAATAATCTAGGTTTGTTATTCTCTGCTAATATTGGCATACCATAAAAAACTAAAGCCATTAAAACATCTTCAAAAAATATTTCAGCGGTTTGAGGTCTAGCTATATATTCTAAAAAGAAATGGTTTGGAGGTACGTCCTCCATGCTAAACTTAGTTAAACCATGTAAAGATCCATTAGAACCTCTTTTATCAACCGTACCTGATATATCGTAACTATCACATCCAAAAGCTCCACAGTGTTCATT